TTACGGTGCTCGTGCCGACCTAATCATCCTAGACGATGTTGTGATGAACTCAAATGCCCACGAGTGGGAGAAGCAAATTGAATGGCTTCAGAAGGAAGTTATCACACGTCTGGGGCGGCACGGAAAATTACTTATTGTAGGAACCCGTGTCGCGCCCATTGACCTTTATAAAATGATTCGCGACCCAGGACAATGGTCAGGTGGCAAGACGCCGTTTACTTACTGTGCTATGCCAGCCGTTCTTGAATTTGATGAGAAGCCTGAAAACTGGAAAACACTTTGGGCTAAATCTAATTTACAAGAAAATGAAGTGGACGAGGCGGACGCAGATGGACTTTATCCGAAATGGGATGGACCCTCTTTATTTAAGAGGCGCTCTGAAGTTGCGCCATCTGTCTGGGCTATGGTCTACCAACAAGAAGACGTGCAAGAAGACTCTATCTTCTCCCCAACTTGTGTCGCAGGTTCAGTCAACGGAATGCGTAAGCGTGGACCTCTCAAAGAAGGAACTCCAGGTCATCCAAGGCATATAGAATCTGGTTACACCATTATCGGTCTTGACCCTGCTATGGCAGGTGCAACGGCTGCAGTAGTAGCAACTTACAATCGTAGCGATGGCAAGATTTATATTCTTGACTGCATCAATATGACTGAGCCTACACCAGCCAAGATTCAGACTTTGATTGAAGAGTGGGTTGAGAAGTATCGCCCACAAGAACTAAGAATTGAAATCAACGCTCATCAGAAGGCTTACGCCTTAGATGATAACTTGCGAAACTTTCTAGCCTCATATGGCTGCCAGTTGAACTCACACTTCACTGGTAAGAACAAGTGGGACACTTCTTTTGGTGTGGCTTCTATGGCTTCACTATTTGGAAACACTCGTGATGGTCGCTTCCAAGATAACAACTTAATTGAATTACCAAGCAATGAAGGCTCTGAAGGTCTTAAGGCGCTAGTACAGCAACTTATTACGTGGAAGCCTGATACACGAAACCCAACCGACTGCGTTATGGCTCTATGGTTTGCGGTAATCCGCATCCGTGAGTTAATGCAAACATCAAGTCGCGTAGGTCAATATGCACAGAACCGTTGGGCTACTCGTGCACAAAAAGCAAACAGAGGGTCACTTAATTTAGATGAGGCATTCGCCTCCCAATGGTCTGAACAATACGGATAGGAAAATAAAATGGCACAAAAACCACGTCCAGATGTATCTTGGGTTAATCCTGATGCTACAGGAAGCAATAAGAAAAAGTTTAAAGATGCAGTCCAGACTATTAAAGAAACAACTGAGACAAGAAAAGATATAGGCAAGGGACCGTCTTTGATTGCTGCAGTTGGAGCAAAGTACAAGCAAAATCCTACTGCTGCTATTGCAAGATTCAAACAATCTTTCATTAAGGCAGGGGTAGACGTTCCTGCTGCTTGGCGTGCTACTGGTGCCGTGACAACAAAGTCAGACACAGTTGACAAACTCTATCGCCCTTCAAATTAATTTTTCCCTTTAATCGTTAGGACAACAATGGCTTTATCAATGGAACAGATTGCAGCGCGAGTTCTTGCTCTGCGCTATCGCAATAATGAGCGCGATGCTCGTAACCTTGACGTTCTTGCTGTCCGTAAAGGAAAGATTGCCGAAGTATATCCTGACTTTTTCCCAGACGGAGTAGACGCAAATGTCGTTGCGAATTTTGTTGACATTGTTGCCCGTGACTTATCCGAAGTTATGGCACCACTACCAGCCGTCAACTGCTCGGCAGCGAATGCGGTTAATGACCGTGCTCGTAGTTTCGCGGATAAGAGAACTCGCATTGCTTCTAATTATTTTCAGCATTCTGACCTCGCGGTCCAAATGTACTCAGGAGCCGACTGGTACATAACATATGGTTTCGTCCCTTTCATTATTGAATTAGACGAAGAAAGCAAACTGCCACGCATCCGCATAGAAAATCCTATTGGGGCTTACCCAGAATTTGACCGCTATGGACGCTGTGTTGCATTTGCAAAACGATACTCACTGACACTAGGCGAACTTGTTTCACAATTCCCTGAGTATGAAAGAGAATTGCTAGGTGGCTACGGCTACAAGCAAGACCTCAATCACCAGGTTGAAATGATTCGTTACTATGACAAAGACCAGTCAGTTATCTACATTCCATCAAAGGGCGACTTAGTTCTTTCATACGCTAAGAATCCTCTTGGCAAAATGATGGTTGTCGTTGCACGTAAGCCTTCTATTGATGGCGAACTACGTGGACAATTTGATGATGTACTTGGCATTCAATTGCTTCGCAATCGTTTTGCTTTGCTTGCTATGGAGGCTGCAGAGAAATCTGTACAGGCTCCTATTGTACTTCCACAAGATGTACAAGAACTACAGTTGGGTGGAGATGCGGTTATCCGTACATCCAATCCAGCAGGTGTACGCCGTGTAGAACTTTCAATTCCACAAGGCGCATTTGCCGAACAGTCACAACTTAATCAAGAACTTCGTGTAGGAACACGTTACCCTGAAAGCCGTACAGGAAACATTGATGCTTCCGTTGTTACTGGTCAAGGCGTACAGGCTCTTATGGGAGCCTTTGATACACAAGTTAAATCAGCACAAGCAATCTTTGCAGCATCTCTTCGTGATGTAATCACAATCTGCTTTGAAGTAGATGAAATGATTTTCCCAGAAGAGAAGACAATTCGCGGAGTTGACTCTGGCTCACCTTATGAAATTACATACAAGCCATCAAAGGACATCAAGAGTGATTACTCTGCAGATGTTCGTTATGGAATGTTGGCTGGTCTAAACCCAGCACAGGGACTTATCTTTATGCTTCAGGCTCTAGGTGGCGGTCTTATCTCTAAGGATATGGCAATGCGTGAACTTCCATTCACTGTAAACGTTACTCAAGAACTTGAAAAGATTGAAATTGAGAATATGCGTACTGCGCTCCTTGGGGGCATTACTGCTATGGCTCAAGCAATTCCTGCGATGGCAACTCAGGGACAAGACCCATCAGATATGGTAAATAAGATTGCTGCGGTTATCAAGGCTCGTCAAAAGGGTCAAGCACTAGAAGACGCGATTGAAGCCACATTCACTCCGCAGCAACCAGTTCCTCCTGCTGGGGCACCGAATATGGTTGAGCAACCGTCCCCTGCTCCCACTGGCGTTCCAGCAGGAGGCGCTCTTCCAGAAGAAGTAGTAATGGCAGAACCTCAAGCAGCACCAGATATTCAATCAATCCTGACAAGTCTTACAGCATCAGGTAAAGGAAATGCAAGAGTAGTTACACGAGGTTAATTAAGTAGGGGACAATGACAACAATTATCGGTTTGGAATATAAAGACAGCGCAGTAATTGTTGCAGATAGTCAAACTACTGATGACAGTGGGCGAATTTATTCGCACCCTGATGTTAAGAAGATTGCTGAACGGGGACAATTTTTAGTTGCAGGGTCAGGAGAAGTTCTGCCTTGCGATGTAGCACAACATATATGGGAACCACCAGTTCCAACTAGGGCTGATTGCAAAGACTTGTATCACTTTATGATTGCCAAGGCTATGCCTTCTCTACGTAAATGCTTATCAGAGAATGGTTATAACTTTGATGAAGATAATAAAGAAATGCGCTTTCAGTTTATTATTGCTGTAGGCGGAGAAATATTTGATGTAGACCAAGAGTGCTCAGTATCTAAATCTGGCACTAATGTCTATGCAGCAGGTTCTGGCGCAGCGTATGCACTAGGTGCACTACACGCAGGAGCAGATGCTTACGAAGCAATGGAAATTGCAAGTAAGTTAACAGCATTTACAGCGGGACCTTATCTATCAAAAACACAATTAAAACATATTAAGTAGGAGGAATGATGACAACTGCACCACAAGAAAATCGTGGGGGCAATCGCCCAACAGCAGCACAAAATAATCCCGCTAATATTTCTGGTACAGGCGGAGCAGGACAGTCTGGGACACAGGCACCACGCTATATCTCAGGTATGCCATATGGTCAAGGACAAGAGATGATGCAACAGCAACAATCTGCTCCAATGGCTGGTCCAACACCTACGACATCATCTTCTCCACTTACCGCTATGCCGTCATTGCCACAGATAACACCATTATCTGCGCCAACTGAACGCCCAAATGAACCAATAACTGCTGGTATGGATTTTGGTGCAGGTCCTGGAAGCGAAGCACTTAATCTTCCACGTGAACGTCCACTGTCTGAGACATTGGCAAGTATGCTTCAATTTGATTCAACTGGAGACGTACAGGCTATTTATGACTTTGCCATTTCAAGAGGACTCTAATATTGATAAAAAAATTAGCGTCCGACTCACCTGGTTTAGCCGCAGCAGCACTACAGGCTAACGCATCGCAAGAAGACATTAATCGTCTTGCTGCGCTTGTTCAAATTTCTAAAATTCATAATAATCTTATTGCAATGCCACAAAATGAGGCGTATGCAAAATATCAGTCTTACAGCAAAGATACACAGAAAACTCTTTCAGAGTTGTATAGCCCAAAATATTCACAAGAGGACAAGGGATTTTTTGGCAATACGCTTCGTGGAATTGTAAATATTGCAAAGTCCTCAGTTCATTATGGTGGAAGTTCAACTGCTGATATTCTTAAGCAGGTCTTTTCTCCTAACCCAGTTCTTCGTGCTGGTGTTGAAATTGGAAAATATGGACTATCAGCAGCAACAAGTGAAACTAATCCAGTTGGTGGATTCCTTAGCGACTTAATGCGTCCTGCTAAGAAATTAATTAAACAGCCATTACAGGCTCAAGTTCTTTATGAGCAACAAACAAATAACAATTTACTTGAAGACTGGAAAAATGTTGGTCGTGTTTGGGGTCAGGGAATCCAAGAACTCCTTCCAGGCGGTCAGGACATCACAACTAATTATCAAGGTGGTGGATGGAAAAAATATTGGGCAGAGGCTTCAGATTCGGAAGCAGTATTTCAGCCAGAGGCTGTTGCTGCAATTGAATCTGAAATAGACCCAAGTATCGCATATCTTGCTAGAACACTTTCTTCTGGCAAAGACCTTGTTGGCGAATTTGATAATTATAAAAATGACCCTGGCATAACATCTTTGGTTGCGCTATGGACTGGCGGAGATGAAGAGACAGAAAAGCAAATTGCTTCTGCTGTTTCTCGTTATGAAAAGGCTAAAATATCTCCAGGACGTGAGTTTGCAAGAAGCGTAGTTTCTTTATTCCCATACAAGGCTGAAAAAGCAATACTTGGTGATGGTCCTGAAAGAGCATTTTTTACAGCACTCAGTGCGCCAATTGACTTCGGCGTAACATTTGGACTTGACCCATTAATTGTTGCTGGTAAAGCCCGCCAGGCTGCTTTAATTGGAAAGTATTCTATTCTAAAAAATGGAGCAACATCTGAGTCATTTGCTCAGGCAGTTGAGAAACTTCCTAAAGTGCAAAAGTATTTTGATGAAGCAGGAAAACTTATTAAAACATACAAGTCTGGTAAACCAGAAGAGTCTGCTTTGGCATACACAATGTTACGCAATCGCTTCCGTGAACTAAACCCAGACCTTATTGATGATATGGCAAAGTTTGGCGTCAAAGATGCTAAATCAACAGTTAACTTTTTTCAAGGTCAGATTGACATAACAGCCTTGCTTAATGGTTCCTCAATGATTGCAAAAGTTCCTCTATTGCCACGATATACAGTTGTTGACTCAGCAACTAACGCTTTTAAAAACGTTGCAAATAAGATGCTTGGAACTCTTAATTACAGAGCACTTGACATTCCAGCAGAAGCGGAAGACCTTGCAAAAGTTGTATCTGAAAACCCAATCTTTTGGGCTGAAAAAGTAGGAGTGACTGAAACTTTCGCAATTGGTCCAGATGGAAAACAGATTGCTTTGTACACTCAACGAGACAAATCTGTTGCCGCTCGGATTGATAGGTTTGTACGTTCATTTGAGATTGCTCCTAAGCAAGAACGACTTATTTCTGTTTCTGATGGCTCCAGTGCAGATAAAATTTTCGCAATGGCACGTGCTGGTGGAATGGATAAAACATCAGCATCTAGGTTTAGAACATACTGGATTAGTGCTGACGAAGGCGAAAGACTTATTGTTCTTAAGGCTTTACTAAAGACCATTGGTCGCGGTATGGGTCTTGAGTACTCAGCAGTGGGTCGTAGACTTCTAGCGGGAATTGATGAACTATCAACAGAACTTTATTCTGTAAGTCAGAGCACTGTCAATCTTGGAGATATTAATAAATCAGCAAGACTGGCATCTGGCGCAAACATTTCCTCACCGTCTGGTATTCGTAAAACGGTTCAAGATACAGGAAGAGCCGTAACTGCAGAAGGCAAGGCTGGACGAGTCAATGCCTCTATTGTTGCCGAAATGAGCAGACTAACTGCCGAACGCAAAGCACTCGCAGCAGCAAAGAAGGAACTTAAACTTCAGGCTAAAACTGGCGTAGATGTAACCGACAAACTTGAAACAATTGATACGCAATTAAACATTATTGGTGCTCAGTGGAATAAACTAAATAAAGCCCGTGCTAGTGTTAAGGGTGCAATTACTGAAGGTGAGATTCCTTCAGATGTTATTAAATTTAATGCTGCGGAAATTGATGGCGCTCAAAGAGCGATTCGTATGTATC